TTTCAATCCTGTCCAGAAACCTTCCATACCTGTTCCCGGAGCGGCTTGAGATAATCCTCGAATACCACTACCTAATGCTTGTGCACCATAGGAGAAAGCCGCACTTTTCAGGGCGTCTCCCCAGTTTCCTCCTTGGACCTTGGTCAAAAGAGCCGAGGCTATCGGTCCACCAATGCCTGGAGCAATCATATTTCCTATAATAGGAACGACAATAGGAGCTACTTTCTTAAATACTTTTCTAACAGCTCTAAAAATCTTTTTAAAGAAGAACTCCGGTTGACCCGTTAAAGGGTTAATAGAGTTCAACGCATTACCAACCACATAACGATTAGGGTTTTTAATACCCATCATACGCATTTGTCTAAATAAATCGTGTTTTAATTGGGGGTTGGCGGCTAAAATTTCTGCGGGGATCACGGTTTCTCCGTGTGCCGCATGAACCATATAGTCATCGCCATAACGGCCTAATGTTCCTAGTCCGTTGGCAAGAGCTTCAAGGGATGGTTCTCCCGTATATTTTGGTCCTTCTGTTTGCATTACGATATCTCCAAAACACTAGCGAAGGCGTAAATGACTCCTCCGGTAGCACAATTTAATTGAAGCGTATCACTTTCCTCTAGGACGAAAGGACCTGTGAGTGACGATTCGCCAGCAGCACTCATTGTTTCTTTTTGTACTATGACGGTGGTACTAGCAGACGTATCGGTAATTTTTACAATTACATCTACGGTACCGCTATGATTATTATACAGATTTATGTTTTTGACAATAGCTTCTGTTGCCGTTGGCCCTGTATATATTGTGGTATCTGAGGTGCCAGCCACTAAAGTTGCGATGTTTTTGAAGGCATTTGCCATGTTATTCCATAAACCATGTTACAGAACGGGATTCATCCTGCCCTTCCACGATTCCTGGCATCTCCGTCGAGGTCAATGCCATTTCAATATCTCTTAATATTCTTTGCAATGCGATAGCATCATAAGGTTCCGGAGCGTCGGGAAAGCTATGTTGTAGAAGTTTTGCCATTATACTTTCCTTTTTCCGTTTTTGTAACGATCTGGCTTAATTGTTGTGCCGCCCTTTATCACCGCTCCGTCCATAGGACATCCGTTCATGCCGCCTTTGTTAAATGGAATACGTCCTTCAACACCTACATAATTTTCCTTATTATCTCTGCCAGCAGTAAAGCTAACGTTTTCCTTTTGAAAAGTTAGTTCTGCTCCGGCTCCGCCAGCACCTTCTGTGTCCCAAGCTTTTAATGAAACGCGTCCATCGTCAGTAACATTTAGTTCTTGTTCTACTAAAATAGACGCATCGCCTTTTGGATTAAAAGGTTTCTTTATTTGTGCCCATGTAGGACCATCTTGCGCTGTAGCTGTAATACCTTTTTCTGTCGTGTTAAGATTTACTCCAGGTGCAATATTTAAATTCACACCCCCATTATCGTATCGTTTTTTCCATCTTTTATACACTTCAGGCTCGTTAATTCTTAAATAATCTTCCTGCTTTTTTGATTTAAAAGGCATTAGCGTCTCCCATCGGGCCGCACATCTAGGCGTAAATCACCTAGTGTCCATGCTACATCTGTTGTGGTGCTTTGTATACGAATAACCGCTTGTCGAGAACGTGCCCGTAAAAACGATTGATCGGTGGTTGCAACTACCGCATTTGTCGAATTGGTAGATAAAGAGCTCCCAGGATAATTCCTTGTTTTTACTACATAATCCACACTCGCATCGGTTCCGGTTAAATCCACATCAGGGATTAACCTATTAATAAACATAAACTCATTTCCATCGCCTAAATCAAAATCAGCCGATTGGATATAAGACGACATGGCTTCTCCATCGGCATCGGTTCCTGTTTCCTGAATATAAACATATTCATTACCATCAGCAGCACCAGTCGCCCTGGGGTTATCATGAATACCGTAATCAACCCAAGCGGTTCGAACCATGGTTCCTATATCCCAGGTTGCTTCTGCAAAATTGAATTTGACATAGCGGTCAATCTCGGTTGCACCAGAAGAAACATAGAACCAGAACACTTCATCAAACATACGATTGGAAGCAGCAAAAAACTTAAAGCTCTGGTTAAGATTAATATCATCAAAAACATAGCGCAATACCGTACAAGGAATAACTTCAATACGGCCCGTATAGACATAGAAATTTTCTCTATCCATCCAAAACACACGATCACCAATGGTAATAACAGTATTAGGACCCACAATAGAAACATTACTTGCTAGCAAAGAAAAGCCAAAAGTCAATGGAGGTCCAACAAAACGCATAGCGTGCAAGTTGGCATCCGTCCAGATTAAGATTTCCTGGCGGGTTTTCTGGGCAGCAATGATCTCGGAACCAGAAGAAATACGCTGTGATCCGGAAGTATTAGTAGCGGTTGGCGTCCAGTCAAAAGGTGCTTCCTGTGAAGACCAACGCACCATTAATAAATCCTGCGTGGTGGCTCCTAGAGCATTACACGCAAAAGCTACAACATGTCTGTCCGCACCGGAAACCATAACACGCCTGGTAATCGTCGGCGCATCCGAAGCTCCACTTTGAGAAGCAAGCGTCGTCCCGCGAGCCGTAAGACCAAGGGTTTTATCCCAATAATACGGTGTTCCGTCATACACACTGAAAACCAAGTCTTCTCCCCAATTGTCCTGGGACCATAATCTAATATTTTGTCCTGTTGAGGCGGTTGTTAAAGCGGCATCTCCCCATCCTATAAAATCATTAGCTTCTTTCACCACCACTCCAGTGGAATGAGCAACATTCGTTGTCCCGCGAGCAGAACGTACCACGCCGGCGTCTAAAGTGTTCGTAGTCTTTCCGGTGTAAAGAATAAGTTCGTCTTCAATATTAATAAGACCAACAAAAGTTACAGTGTCACCATTGGTGTGACCAGCAATAGTCGAGCCATCAGAGTTTCGGCTTAGGTCCGATAAAGTATTATCTGTTTTTGTTCCATAACGAATATACTCACTATTGATCTTAATAGTACCTATATCAGGAAAGGAAGCGGCATCCGTCAAAACAATAGAAGAACTAAAAACCGTAATGGTTCCGTTAAGAGTCGTGGAAGCGGTTTCAAAATCAGTTGCACTGGTTAAAGGAATAGAAGTAGCCGAATCACTAATACCAGAAGCCAAAGTCGTCGCCGAATAACTTGCTACCACGCCTCCCCAGAAACCAGCTCCATATCCGGAACCAGCAACCACCGTGTTTAAACCTGTGTTAATCTGGTATTCTGCCAAGATAGAAGACCCTCCGCCAGCTGTTGAGCCAGAACTAGCAGTTCCTCCTGTATTTACCTTATAGGAATTAGCGTCAATAACCTGGGTAATTTGCTGCTCTTTATTAAGATCAGCTGTTGTCAAACCGTCAAAAGCAGTGGCAGCACTATATATCACAAAATCATTAACAACGGCTCCATGACCTACATCTGTTACCGTTATGACACCAGATCCGGCACCATCCGTTGTAAAAGGATTTGTTCCTAAAGTAACTGTCTTACGAACAGGAGTAATATCATTATACGCTCCTCCCTCTTCAACATAAAACTTATATTCGGTTCCAAGACCCATATACTTAGAGGCATCTAAAGCGGCCCATACATGGAGAGAACGCCCGGTTCCTTCAAAAGCGGTGCTACTTAAACGAGACCAGCCACCCATTTTCTCTGGGCGACCTTTACGAAATCGAATAAGGTCAGAATCATACCATCCATTTTCGGCTCCATAAGAAGTGGTCTCTCGATTTACACCCGGTTTAAATACAATCTTAGCAAGAGGCACAAGTAGCTTCCTTTCTAATTAGGACGGTTCAGTTGGCCATGATATATTATCAGGATCAGCATTGTTTGCAGGAACATCTCGTAATGCCTGACGATAAGTTTTCCACGCATCTTTATTAGATACCTGCGAATCCTCTAATGCTACATAATCGCACATTCTTAATTTTTCAAATCTTTGGAATCTGACCAGTTCCCATTTTTGTTCCGTAGTAACAGGAGAATTAGAAGGTGCTACATAAGCAGTAACTTTTTGTGTATACCATTTATCACCATCCTTATAAGGAGTAACATTTTCCACTTTATCGTTGGGATGTGTAGTAGTAACAGGCGTTACCTCTACTAGTTTATGTAAATCTAAAAATTCCTGATTAGGTTTACCACCTGGAAAAGAAACATTAGAATATTCTTGACGAATATTAGGAATTGTTTTTGTAACTGCTCCACTTTCTACTTTTAAATATGGCATATTGCCTCCTTTATGCGTTTAAATTAATAAGTTGGGTAGACCCATCTCCTCCAGTTGGAACGCTCAAATACTGGTTCCCAGAACCCATGTTGCCTTGATCACAGTTATCAGCAATTGAAATAAATCCTCCACCACAATCTATGGTTCCACTATTACTTAATGTTCCTCCGTATCCCACAATCATATTTCCTCCACCTGAGCTTCCTCCTCTGTTTGAATTTCCTCCACAGCCACTTGCTCCTCCGACACCTCGACAATATATTCCTCCAGCAGCACCAATAGTTAAATTTCCAGAAACTAAAAGTATTATTACTCCTCCCGTTCCGTCTCCTCCTGCTACTGCTTGATAGCTTGAATAAGTTTGTGCGGCACCACCAGGATTTCCTGCTCCTCCTCCATTAGACCAATCTCCACTATTTTGTCCAGTAGTTCCTGCTCCTCCCCAACTATTTGCATGACAGTCTTGACCTTGATAAGCTCCACCAGCACCTGAACCTCCAGAAAAACAAGTTCCTGCACCACCTTGCATACTTATGTTTTTTCCTCCACCAGCACCACCTTCTCCTGATTTTCCACAATCAGTCGGTCTCGCACCCCAACTAGAAGTTACTGTATAATTATCAGCATCTTTTCCATCATGGTATCTAAATGCTGAATCATTGCTATCATTATCGGAGCTAGCTGGCATTCCTACTTTAAGAATATTTAATAAACTTCCTGTGCCAGTATTGGGGAAATTTCCTTCTAATGCTTCCACTGCTGTACCACAGCCATCAAACACTGCTCCTCCAGATAAATCTTCTCCTAATCCTCCACTAGCTGGTTTAACAGGCAAATCAATTCCTCCACTAGCTACTCCAGTAGGTTCTCTATTTGCT